ATGTTTCCGCAAAGCGGATTACTGGTGCAGGTTCGGTAGGTGTAGGGCCAGCGCGAGTAAGGCAAGTACAAGTACTGACTAATAACTCTGGCGCGGGGCGGCTCACTATAACCGACGGTAACGGTGGAGCTACCCTATTAGATATTGATTTTGAAGCTAATGACTCCCACTCTGTTAATATTCCCGATTACGGGGTACGTTTTCAAAGTGATGTCTTTATTACTGCTTTCACCAATATCGACGCTATTACAGTGTTCTATAGTTAATGCGTAGCTATTACAAGTCCGGCGGTAAAGTCGATAAAAAGGCTATGGCGTGCAATAAACCACGTCGGACTCCCTCGCACGCTAAGAAATCTCACATAGTTAAGGCATGTGAGAACGGCAAAGAGAAAATAATACGTTACGGTGAGCAAGGCGCATCTACAGCAGGTAAACCTAAGAAGGGCGAGTCCGCTAAGATGAAAGCTAAACGTAAATCTTTTAAAGCCCGTCACGGTAAAAATATAGCCAAAGGCAAAATGTCTGCGGCGTATTGGGCAAATAAATCTAAATGGTGATATAGATGGACAGAAGTTCTATGCAAAAACAAATGATGAACAAAGGCGGAAAGCTAGACATGGTCAAGGGAAAGGGCGGTAAGATGGTTCCTGACTATGCGGCTGACGGTAAAGGCAAGATGAAAGCTGGCGGTAAGGTTCGTGGTTACGGCATGGCTCGTGGCGGCAAAGTTTGTAAGATGCGCTAATGAGACGCTACTACAAGAAGAGCGATTGTGGTTGCGGCAGTAAACCCCGAAAGATGAAAGAAGGGGGCACTGTAAAAGACGCGTGCTACAAAAAGGTCAAGAAGCAATATAAGGTGTTCCCGTCTGCTTACGCGTCGGGAGCCATTGCTAAGTGCCGGAAGAAAAAGGCTGGTAAGTAATGCGTACGTATTACAAGTCTGGTGGAGGAGTTCGCAAAACCGAAAAGGGTGCGGCCCTAAAGCGTTGGTTCAAAGAAGATTGGAAAGACGTTAAGACTGGAAAGGCTTGTGGTAGAAAGAAGGGAGACGGTAGGGGAACACCTTACTGCCGCCCTTCTAAGCGCGTATCTGAAAAAACCCCTAAGACCTCTGGTGAGATGTCTAGCGCCGAGAAAGCAAAGAAGGTAGCGGAAAAGAAAAGGCTAGGACAACCAGCAGGTAAGCCTAGACGAGTATCGGCTACTAAGCGGAGAAAGAAATAATGGGTATGGGTGTTAAGCACTACTTCAAAGACGGTAAAGAACATAAGGGCGGTATGCACAAGCACCCTGACGGGACTCTTATGACTGGCAAAGCTATGTCAAATACGTCTAAGAAACTGTATCACTATGGCGACCTATCTAATAAAGCTAAGGTCAAAGCTAAGGCAGGGTGGGGTAAATAATGGCTACATCAAACTCTACAGCGTTTAACATGGAGTTCACTGAGATCGCGGAAGAAGCGTTTGAGCGAGCGGGCCGTGAGATGCGTTCTGGGTACGACTTAAAAACCGCTAGACGTTCCATGAACTTGCTTACTATTGAGTGGCAAAATCGCGGCATCAACATGTGGACTATCGACGAAGGCACTATTAACTTAGTTAAAGGTAAGACCACTCCCTATGACTTGCCCGCAGACACCATTGATTTGTTGGAGCACCAGATACGCACGGGTAGCGGGAATGCAGCGACACAAACTGACCTATCCATAAGCCGGATTAGTGTGAGCACGTACGCTTCTATCCCTAACAAGTTAACACAAGGCAGGCCCATACAACTATATATTGAGCGTTTGCGGGATAACCCCAAAGTAAATGTATGGCCTCTACCAGATAATAATGACTACGTACTGTACTACTGGCGTATGCGCCGCATACAAGATGCCGGTAGTGGCGTAGAAACAGCGGATATGAACTTTAGATTCTTCCCGTGCCTAGTAGCAGGACTGGCATACTACATAGCCATGAAGCTGCCCGAGATGACAGAAAGAGTGCCCTTGCTAAAGTCTGTATACGACGAGCAGTTTGCCTTGGCCGCAGGAGAAGATAGAGAGAAGACTTCGGCTAGGTTTACCCCCCGCATAGGGTATATGTAAGCATGGCTACTCAGTTTGCTTCTGATAAGAAAGCCATCGCGTTATGCGACGTGTGTGGGTTCCAGTACAAGCTAAAGGAACTGAAGAACCTAGTTGTAAAGAATGTAGATACTAATTTAAAAGCGTGCCCTGAGTGTTGGAATCCAGATCAGCCTCAGAACATGCTAGGAGAGTTTCCTGTACACGATCCACAAGCGTTACGTGATCCTAGACCAGACCAAAGCCTAGGAGAATCAGGAAACAGTAGTAGTAGGGACATACAGTGGGGTTGGAACCCTGTAGGTGGAGGAGTCGATCCTTTTGGATTAACCCCCAACATATTGTTAATAAATGGTAGTATAGGACAAGTTACTGTAACTACCTCATAGGCCCAATGGCATAAGTTATGAACTATACTGAACTGAAAGCTAATATCCAAGACATCTGTGAAAACACGTTTACAGATGACCAACTCGCTATGTTCACGGAGCAGGCGGAGCAGAAGATATACAATTCAGTACAGATACCTGCCCTGCGTAAGTTAGATGAAGGCCCAGTAGTTCAGACCAACAAGCTGTATACTTTACCTAGCGACTACCTGTATACGTACAGCATAGCGGTAATAAGTAATAACACGTACACGTATCTTCTAAACAAAGACGTTAACTTCTTACGCGAAGCGTACCCAGTTAATACTGCCGCTAACTACGGATTACCTAAGTTTTATGCTTATTATAGCGATACTAAACTAGAGCTGGCTCCCACCCCCGATGCTAACTATGAAATAGAACACATTTACGGGCATTACCCTACGTCTATAGTAACTGCGGGTACTTCATGGCTAGGTAATAACTTTGACTCCGCACTGTTAAATGGAGCCTTGATAGAAGCTATCCGGTTTATGAAGGGCGAGCAAGATATAATCGCTAACTACACTAACATGTACATGCTAGCCATGAAGCAGTTAGAGAACCTTGGTGACGGTAAGTTGCGTCAGGATTCGTACCGATCTGGGCAGTTTAGAACTCCGGCGCAATAAGGAATTAGATTATGGCTATAGCTCAAGCAATGTGTACTTCTTTTAAAGTCGCTCTATTAAACGGAGAGATGGACTTTAGTAGTGGTACTGCGCAGACTTTTAAGGTAGCCCTGTATACAGGAGACGCCTCTTTAGGCGCAGATACTACGGCGTATACAACTAGTAATGAAGTAGCAAACGGTAACGGATACACTACTGGCGGATATACTCTGACCATTAGTACAAACCCTACAGACGGAGGTTCAGGCACTACAGCTTTTCTGGACTTCGCAGACGCTACGTGGGCAAACTCTACAATTACTGCTCGCGGTGCGCTTATATATAAAGTAGGAGGGGGCAACCCTTCTGTAGCAGTATTGGACTTTGGGGCGAACAAAAGCACTAGTAACAGTCCTTTTACTGTACAATTTCCTACGGGTAACGCTGCAAGCGCCATAGTGCGTATAGCCTAAACAAACAGAATAGCCGTGTGAGGCCAAAGAAATGACAACGCAATACACTTCGATTTTAAAACTAGCCTTACCTGTACAGGGAGAACTAAGCGGTACGTGGGGGGATGTAGTAAACGATAATATAACCTCTATGGTAGAACAGGCTATAGCGGGGCGTGCGGTCATTGATTCGTGGACTGCAAACGCGCACACGTTAACCACTGCTAATGGAGTTACGTCCGAATCTAGGTGTGCAATGCTAGAGTTTACTGACTCAGGCACCCAGCTAACCGGAGCGGGTAGTGTGGTATGCCCAACTCTATCTAAGATATACATAGCTAAGAACGCTTCTGGACAAAACGTAACCCTAAAAACATCTGGCGGTACCGGCATTCTAGTCCCTAGCGGGCGCACTATGTTCTTGTTTTGTGATGGGACTAACGTAGTTGAGGCGGTAACAAGTACTACTTCTTTGCAGTTGGGTACTAGCACGACGGTAACAGCGGTACTCGATGAAGACAACATGGCCTCAAACAGCGCCGTGTCTCTCGCTACACAGCAGTCGATCAAAGCATACGTAGATGCTCAAGTAGCCACATCCGATACCCTTGCGGAAGTACTAGCTAATGGAAATACCACTGGCGGTACAGACGTATCCGTGTCTACTGATGACAAGGTGCAGTTCCGCGACGCAGCTATATACATTAACTCTAGCGCAGACGGGCAACTTGATATTGTTGCTGATACAGAAATACAGATAGCCGCTACTACAATTGATGTAAATGGCATCCTAGATGTTTCTGGGAATATAGTAGCGGGCGGTACAGTTGATGGACGAGATGTCGCTACTGATGGAACTAAGCTGGACGGTATAGAAGCTAGTGCAGACGTTACTGATACTACTAATGTTACAGCCGCTGGCGCACTAATGGATTCTGAAGTAACTAACCTTGCACAGGTTAAGGCTTTTGATTCTTCAGACTATGCTACTGCGGCACAAGGAACCTTAGCTACAAATGCTTTGCCTAAGTCTGGTGGTGCGATGACAGGCGCTATCACAACTAACAGTACGTTTGACGGCGTAGACATTGCTACACGCGATGGCGTACTAACTACCACTACAACTACTGCAAATGCAGCCCTTCCTAAAGCTGGCGGTACTATGTCGGGCGACATTGACTGTGATGGCAATAAAGTTTTATTTAGTAACGTGTATTCAACACTAGGAGACCTGCCAAGCGCCACAGATAATCATGGTATGTTTGCTCATGTACATGCAACCGGAAAAGGTTATTTTGCACATGCAGGTTCATGGGTAGCTTTAGCAAACGATACAGAAAAGCTAAATTTAACAGGCGGTACAATGTCTGGTGAAATAGCTATGGGAACTTCTAAAATTACTGGAGCAGGTAATCCTACTGCCGCACAAGACCTAGCGACCAAGGCTTATGTTGATGCTAATTCTGGCGGTGCTGGAGGGGCTGAAACTCTCCAAGAAACATTAGTAATTGGCAACACCGTAACTACCGACACTAAAATACAGTTCCGTGATACTGGGCTTTACATTAACTCTAGTGCTGACGGGCAGCTTGATATTGTTGCTGACACAGAAGTACAGATAGCTGCTACTACAGTTGATGTAAATGGCATTTTAGATGTCTCAGGAAACATCGTAGCAGGCGGCACGGTTGATGGCCGTGATGTTGCCACTGACGGCACTAAACTAGATGGTATAGAAGCAAGCGCAGACGTTACAGACGCTACTAACGTAACAGCCGCTGGCGCGTTGATGGATAGCGAACTAACGGCGATTGCTTCTGTTAAGGCGCTGAACCAAGGTGTAGCTACTACTGATAGCCCTACGTTTACTAACCTTACGTTAAGCGGAACTGATTCTGTAAAAGTACCTAGCGGAACTACAGCGCAAAGAAATGGTAGCCCAGCTAACGGAATGTTTAGATACAACTCTACAACTGCGGAGTTTGAAGGTTATCAGGATAGTGCGTGGGGTTCTATTGGTGGAGGGACTTCTGATATTACTTTGAGTCAGTTTACAGGCGATGGTTCTGATACTACGTTTACGCTTAGTGGACTAGCGGCAGAAAATAATACTTTTGTATTTATTGATGGTGTATATCAAAGTAAATCAAACTACTCTGTAAGCACCGCCGACCCTGCCGTGGTTACGTTCTCGACAGCGCCTCCTAATACGACAGCCATTGAAGTTATGGTTGCGGCTATCTCTGTTAGCAACATAGGTACTCCAAGTGATAACACCGTGTCTACAGCTAAGATTGTAGATGGTGCTGTTACCCCTGCTAAGATTGCAAGCGGTGATTTTAACTTTGCAAAAAATGACCAGACTAATGGTTCAACACTAAGCATTACTAACTCATTTAATGGTGGTGGCTGGGATGCTGGTGATATTTTAGGTTCTTTAAATTTTAAAACTGATGATACTTCAACCACACAGCCTATTCGTGGTCAGATTAAAGTGTTTGAGGATTCAGCGTCAGGTGCTACTTATCCTAACAGTAACGCTATGTCGTTCAGCACAGGACTTAACAACGACTTAACCGAACGCCTACGCATAACAAGCGCAGGTGTTGTTGAGTTTAAGGCAGGTATTACAGAAGACGCTGTAACGCTTACCGGAACTTCTACTACTATTGACCTAGCAACTGCAACTAACTTTGTACACGACCTTACAGGCGCTACTACTTACACGTTTAGTAATCCAGCGTCCACAGGTAATGCTACAGCCTTTACGCTAAAGATTATCCAAGATTCTACAGCCCGTGCAGTCACTTGGCCTTCTAGTGTTGACTGGGCAGGTGGCACAGCGCCTACGCTTACAGCAACAAACAATGGTGTAGATGTGTTTGTGTTCTATACTATTGATGGCGGTACAACCTACTACGGCTTTACGGCTGGACAGGCGATGGCATAATGGGTAGCGTAGCTAATAAAATGGTTCAAGCGGCTTCTGGTAATACTGGTGACAGCCCGTTCGACAACCTTATTCAAGCTGGGCCTGGGCAAGGGCGTACATTAGACATATCAGACATTGACAATATCTCTATCGAAGACACTTGGACTGTAGGCAACAATTCATGGTATAACCCGTCATGTTCCGCAATAGACCGTGAAAAAGGGCTTCTTTTTGTAATCAGCAGTGTGAACCATTATTACCTTACTGTGTGGGATATTAGTGACCCTACTGATGTCACGGTACTCTCAACAAACTCTCAATATAACAGTGGTTTTAGTAACTGTAGCCAAATAACTATTAACACAACTACTCAACGAATTTATACAGCGGGTACTCGGCGGGTGCAGTCTTGGGAATATTCAGACGCAGGAGTTATGACATATAAAACAACTTTTAACACTGTTATCTATCAAGACGCAGCTAGTATAGCAATTGATACAGAGGATGACAGGCTCTACGTTGTAGCCAGAGATTCTCGTGATTCTACGGGACGGGCGAGGCATTACGAGTTTGATATTTCAACGCCCGACACGTTTACCCAAATAGGCAGTTCCAGCGTCAACACGTTTGATAATACAGACCCAATGCCAAACGGTGCAAGCACTGGTTCTGAACCTCCTGCTCAAACCCGTTCTTTTTTGGATATGGAAACTAAAATTCTTTATGGCTCTATGGACAGGAATTCAAAAGTAACAGCCATTGATGTAAGTACAAATGGTGCTTCTTCCAACCAGAACATGACGCTTAGGGATACGTTAACTGATACCCTTTATGACCATCAGGCGGCCGCTATGGATTTTGATGAAAAGTTATATTTTACTGCGGGGTTTTATCCGGCTACTGGATCAGGTTCGGGCGGCTTTATATCTTGTGTAGATGTAAGTGACCCAGATAACTTGTCTACCACTGACATGGTAAGTGTCTTAGCCGCAAGAGGCGGTACTTTTAAGCGCTATGTCTTAAAGATAGACCCTGCGAGAAAGTTATTATTTCAAACTAGCCGTTTTAACTCCCATACCATAGATGGGGCTACTAAATATAGAATAAACATTATCGACTACTCAGACCCTACAGATTTAACAGTGACTACGTTCGACACGCCATCTGAAAGCACTAATGGCGCAAAGGCTGGATGGGTTTTAGAACTTTTTTAAGGAATTAACTATGCGAGTAAAAGTAGTAAACAACGAAATAGAAGTATCTCCTTACGGGCTTAGACAGCTAAAGGAAGATAATCCAGACACATCTTACCCTGCAAAAATGACAGATGAAGATTTTGAGGCTTTAGGTATTTATCGTGTAGTGTATGAGGAGCAACCTGAAGTAACGCACAGCCAAACCTTTGAGCCTGAGAATACCCCTGTGTTGGTAAACAACGTGTGGACTTTGGGCTGGACAGTAAGAGACAAGACGGCAGATGAAATTGCTGATGAGGGGATAGGTGTTCGTTATATGCGTGATGAGTTACTTGCTAACTCTGATTGGACACAAGTTAATGATAGTGCTTTAGATGATAGCACAAAAACTTCTTGGGCTACATATCGCACAGCGTTACGCGACATCTCAACACAAGCGGGCTTTCCTACTAATATTACTTGGCCTACAGCCCCCTAATAGGAGATATACTTAATGGCTTTAACTAAAATAACTGCGGATATGACAGACGCTACAGTTTTAACTGTTGCGGGTACGCAGACGCTTA